AAGCAAGGGAGGGCGATGTAAACGCATACAAAGCACTTATGGACAGTGGTTATGGTGCGCCTGTTCAGCAAATCGAACAAACAAATATCGAAATTCCGTTATTCCCAGATGTTCAAGAGGACAACCGCAACGAATAAGGTACTCGGACTTAAGAAACGCGTTAAGATTATTCAGGGTGGCACAAGTGCTTCCAAGACGTATTCAATTTTGGCGGTGCTAATTAACAAGGCGTTATCAATACACGGAATAGAAATAAGCGTAGTTGCTGAAACAATCCCACATTTAAGACGGGGTGCTTTAAAGGACTTCTTGAAAATAATGAAATGGACGGGCAGATTCTTTGAAGATAGGTTTAACAAATCTTTACTTCGTTATGAGTTCGCCAACGGAAGCGTAATAGAATTCTTTTCCGCAGACGATTCGAGTAAGTTAAGGGGTGCAAGGCGCGACATTCTCTACATAAACGAATGTAATAACGTAACATTTGACGCTTACAACGAACTTGCTATACGAACACGGAAGGAAGTTTATTTAGATTTCAACCCAGCGAATGAATTTTGGGTTCACACGGAACTAAAAGACGAACCCGATTCGGACTTCCTGATTCTTACTTACAAGGACAACGAAGCGTTAGACAAAAGCATAGTAGAGCAAATAGAAAAGAACCGCGACAAAGCAAATACAAGTTCTTATTGGGCGAATTGGTGGAAGGTTTACGGAGAAGGTCAACTTGGAATGTTAGAAGGTGTTGTGTTCAGTAATTGGAAACAAATCGACACGATACCTAAAGAAGCTAAGTTGTTAGGAATAGGACTTGACTTTGGTTATACCAATGACCCGACTGCGATAATAGAAATATACAATTACAACGGACAACGAATAGTAAACGAGTTAGCATACCAAACAGGGTTATTAAATAGCGACATCGCAAAACTGCTACCGAAAAACGTGGTGGTGTACGCTGATTCTTCCGAACCTAAATCAATAGACGAAATTAAACGCTACGGAATAACGATTAAAGGAGTAACCAAAGGTAAGGATTCGATAAACTACGGAATAGATGTTATTCAGCGCAACGAATACTTAGTTACTTCGAATAGCAGTAATTTAATTAAAGAACTACGTTCATATGTTTGGGATACCGACAAACAAGGCAAACGCTTAAACAAACCTATTGATTTTAATAACCACGCTATTGACGCCTTCAGGTATCACGAAATGGAAACGCTTGGGATAGGTTCAAACTACGGAAGCTATGCAATACGATAAAACAAACGATATGCAAGTAATGATTTCTCGAGTTGAGCAATATATTTACGAACGTACTGGAAAACGAGTTCGAATAGTGTTTAATAATATGGCACGTTTTGCGGCTCACTTTGATATGCTTATTCACGCACACGAATACGTTGTGAATTACAAAAACACGAATAAATAGTTTATTAGATATGAAGTTAGACATCACCGTTCCAAGTTCAATTAGTGAAATACCTTTGGTCAACTACCAAAAGTTCCTGAAGTTACAGGAATCGTCAAACGACCAAGAATTTATAGCGCAGAAAATGATTGAAATCTTTTGCGGAATAGAACTAAAGGATATTGTCAAAATCAAATTGTCAAGCATAAACGAACTAATACAACACTTCACGAAAATCTTTGACGAAAAGCCAAAGTTCAAACCAACATTTAAAATCGGAGACATTGAGTTCGGGTTTATTCCTGACTTAGAAAATATTACTTTCGGTGAATACGTGGATTTAGATAACTACCTTTCAAAGTGGGATACATTCCACAAAGCAATGGCAGTAATGTACCGACCAATCACGTTAAAAAAAGACGAAAAATATAACATAATCGAATATACTGGAGCGAGTGAATTTAGCGACTTAATGTTATATGCTCCTATGGATGTAGCAATTTCCGCTTCGCTTTTTTTTTGGACTTTAGGAAACGAGTTGTTAAACGCTACCCTAAATTATTTGGAGAGCGAACTAACGAAGATGAACAAGACCGAACAAGCGACTTTAGCGCACGAACTCAGTTTGGAAAAAAATGGGGGTGGTATAGCTCAATCTATGGACTCGCTAAGGGAGACCTTACAAAATATGACGAGGTTACAAAATACGGATTATTTAAATGTCTTACCTATCTTACCTTTGAAGCAGAAAAAAACGAAATAGAAATAATGGAAATAAAAAAGAGTTACAAATGAACGGATACTACTCACTTTTAAACGAACTAAGAACACACTTTAACGGAGACCCATTAGTTAATACCGTATCGCAAGGTTCAATCTTCAACGTTGACTTAGGTAAACAAACTATTTTTCCATTGGTTCATATAATGGTTAATCAAGTTACTTTTAATGACAACGTAATCACTGCAAATATAACTTTGATGGCTATGGATAACGTAAGCCAACGAAAAGAAGAAGCACCCAATACGTTCGAAACTGCGGATAACGAAATAGACGTTTTAAATACGCAACTCGCTATTTTAAACCGAGCATTCGAAATGCTTAAACACGGAAACATTTGGGACAAGCTATACCACCTGAATAGTATGCCAACGTGCGAACCTTTTGTAGAACGATTCGAAAATTATTTAGCGGGTTGGGCTATGACCTTTGATGTTGATTTCCCTAACGATATGACTATTTGTTAAATGGAAAAGGCAGAACAATTAAAGGCATTAAAAAAGTTCCGTGATTACGTTATCACGAAATCCAAATCGAATTTAAGTCGCAAGAATTTTACTGGTGTTTTGTCGAATAGTATCAAGGCTGACTTTAAAGTAATGGAGAACTCAATACGTTTTTATTTTGAAATGCCTGAATACGGGTGGTATCAAGATAAAGGGGTAAAGGGTAGCAACCCTACCTTAGTAAAAAACGGAAGACAAAAAGCACCGAGTAGTCCATTTAGCTACAAGGTAAAGAAACCACCTTTACAAGCTATGATAAACTGGGCGAAATCTAAAAACATACGTTTAAGAGACGAAGAAGGAAAGTACAAAAAAGGCAACTACCAAACAATCGGATTTTGGCTACAAAAACGAATCTTTGCTCAGGGAATTAAACCGAGTTTGTTTTTTACTAAACCATTTGAACAGGCGTACAAGAATCTTCCTGATGCTATGATAAAGGCTTATGGCTTAGAAGTAGAAGAACTATTTGATACGATAATGAAAGAAAATTTTAAGAACTATGATAATAAATAGAATATTCGCACGAAGTCCGTACATCATTGAGATAAACGAAATCGGACAAGCGGGAAGTAAGGTAGAGTTATACATTTATCAAAACGGAACAACACCACCAAGTTCGCCAAGTTACACACTTGAAAAACTTATCCCTGCGTCAAACAACACGCAGACGTTATACAATATTTCTCCTTATTTAATGGAGCAAATAAAACACAATGTATTTAATAATAATTATGCAACGGATGGTGGTTTATTGGGTTTTAATCAATACGTTTTAGTTGACGTAAAGCGTTACAAATTAGTTTTGAATACCTACGTTTTATTAGATACAATAACGTATTGGGCATATGATGGCTTTGGGTATTATTCACAAGGTTACAATCCGTCTCACGGTCAAGCAATGCCAGTACATTTAGACGAAATGGATTATTACTTTTGGTCGGATGCAAACAACAACCCAAGTTTAAATCAATTAGAACAGGCGGGTACGTTTACGGCTTATTTGGAAGTTGGTTGGACGGTAAAATATACGCAGTTACAAACTGGGTTAACGCATTCATATACAATTAGTGCGGATAATATGTACAACCTTTATCGTGTTTACCCAAATTACTATCTTACGGGAAACAAAGTTGAAATCTTTACTCCTACTTCCGTATTGAGTTGGACTGCTACATTTAACCCAATGGAAGAATGTAGATACGATGTACAAGTAGTGGACTTCATTAATATGTACGGAGCGTGGCAACGTGAATTCTTTTTTAAAGCGTCTTTTGAAAGTTTGGCAACAACAACAACTGAATTTAATTTAATGCAAACAATGGGGTTATTTGGAAGTTGGGACACCAAAGCCAACCAACGTCAAACATTTAACACAAACGGAATAATTAGCTACCGAGTAAATTCGGGATGGGTTGACGAATCATTTAATTCAAACCTACAACAATTAATGTTAAGCGAGCGAATCCTACTTAATAACGAACCAGTAAAACTTAAAACAAAAGAAATCGAAAAGCAAAAGAACATAAACAACAAAAAAATAAATTACGTTTTAGAGTTCGAACAAAGCAACGACTTAATAAATAATGTTATCTAATGAAAAGGCAAGTTCGCATCTTTGTAGAGGGAATGGAATTGGATTTATTCAACGATGAAAATATCGAAGTAAATTCCACGATTCAAAACATTCAAGATATTAGCAAAACATATACTGACTTTTCGCAATCGTTCACAATTCCAACGAGCGCAAACAATAACAAGATATGGCAGTACTTCTACGAAAACGCGGTTAATAGTTCAATCAATTATCAAGAGCGTTTAAATGGATACATTGAAATAGATATGACGTTTTTTCGTAGGGGTAAAATCCAAATGGAAAAGAGTCAACTAAAAAACGGACAACCTGACAACTACACGATAACATTCTACGGAGATGTAACCACTTTAAAAGATATTTTAGGTGAAGATTTGTTAAGTGATGTTAACTACTCTACAATTAACCACGATTACAATTTCACGGAAGTATTTACTCGGGTAACCGATATTGGAACTGACTACGATGTATGCTACCCACTCATCACTTCAAATAGAATATGGGAATACAACAACGCAATTAATTCGGCAGACATTCCCGCTTGGTTGGTAGGTCAACTTGGGTTAACTGCTAACGATATTCACACAAATGCGGGTGCTATTGATTATCGTGAGTTATTTCCAGCAGTTCGGGTAAAATCTATTTTCGATTGTATTCAACAAACGTACGGAATCAAATTTAACGGAGCATTCTTAACCGACCCAAAATTCACTCAGGCTTATTTATGGTTTAAGAATAAAAACACTTTTGAATTTACAGGGGAGGCGCAAGATATTATTTTCAATTCTTTAACATCGTCTTATACTCCTGTTTATGCGCTGAATTATTACGTTGATACAACACAAGGCAAGATTTCAACCATATTTCAAAACGGAGCAAGTTTTCAAAGTATTTATGTAAATGTCAATACGATTTCAAGTACAATCATTCCTTACTATGTAGATGTTTATCGCAATGGCGCAATATTTTGTACGTTAAACGGATTAGGGTTTACGTTGAATGGTAATTTTCCTTACATACCGAACACGCTTGGCTTAAACGACTACTATACTTTTCAGGTTCGAAGTACGGCATCTTTGACTATTGATTTTAATATAACCTACTCAGTAAGTTATTTTGTAGGTGCGATATTTCACACGGATTACGTTACCTACGACACTTTCACGAACACGCTAATAACTTACACCGACTTGGCGCAGTTAGCACCGCAAATCAAAGTAAACGAGTTCGTGGCGGGTATTTTAAAGCAATTTAACTTAACGTGTTTTGGTACGGTGTTAATTAACGGAACTTTTAATTACACTATTATTCCTTTAGCTGATTGGTACGCTTCAGGAGCAGTTATAGATATAACTGAGTTCACGGATAAAACCGAAATAGGAATAGACCGAGTAAAACTTTACAAAAAAATAGGATTCGCATTCCAAGAATCAAACTCATTGATGAATAAAGCATTTTACAATCAGGGGTTAAAAGAATACGGAAACACGGAATATCAATATCCTTACGATGGTGGAGAGTTTAGTATTCAAGTACCTTTTGAAAACTTATTATTTAATCAGTTTTACCACGCAGGAAGTCCAACGGGTTTACAAGTAGGTTATTCTTTAGACCCTTCGTTTAGTCCATACATACCAAAACCTTGTTTACTTTACAAGTTTGGCGGTATTAATTTAACCGACCACATAGTTTACACGGACGGAGTGGCTCACGTTAGTAATCACGACTATATGATGTTCGGACAAGACCTAACCGACAACGGAATAGATTACTCGTTGAACTTTGCGCCTGAAACAAGTTCGTACTGGTTAGCACCGATTCAACAATCAATATTCGCAACGTATTATTTTCCTTACTTAGCTAATTTGTTTAATCCTAAGAACAGGCTAACAACGATTAAGGCAAACTTACCCGTTTCGATTTTGACAAGCCTACAACTAAACGATAGGCTAATCATACGAGACAAGAGATATATCATAAACGAATTTAAAACGAACCTTGTAAGCGGTGAAACCACGTTCCAGTTATTGAATGATTTTATGCCGCTTTTCCCTGAAAGGATAATTAACACAGATACGAATCAAGATGGTATAAGCGTTCCGATTACTTTACCGCAGTTGGCAAATAGAGCAGCATTTTCGTGCGACAACCCCGACGTTATTTTACCCGACCCGATATTAGAAAGCCAAATGGTAACATTTATTTTACCACGAGCAAAAGAACCTGATGTAATTACAATTAACGTAAATTTTGATTTTACAAACGGACTTACGCAAGTGCAACCAATAATAATAATTAGACAATGAGTTATATTAATCAAATAGTTCAACTACTTCAGCTATCGGAATTTATAGCCGAACACGAATATATTGAAATCGCAAAAGGAAAATACAAATTACATTCGGACATTAAAGGAACGTACAATCAGGCGAAACGTGAGTTAAAAGTAAAAAGAATAACCAATGGCAGAAACTAAACAAATCAATCTCGAAATAA